CCAGGCTTGGCTTGGCGAGGCCAGGCTTGAGCAGGGCGAGGGGCGCGGCTGGGCCAGGCGGGGCGCGGCGCGGCGGGGCCGGGCAGGGCGAGGGGCGCGGCGGGGCCAGGCCAGGCGAGGAACTTATCTTTGGTTGACAGCTGGAGTAATTTATGCCAAGATGCACTGGCCAACGGCAGGAGCATACCGTGCGAATCAAGACACGACCCCCGGCGGACGGCAGGATTACTCCTGGTCGTTGGCAACCGTTGGGGGCGTGTCTTTTCTGTGGAAGTCAACATGAGCCAAAATAACGGACCATGGTTCCGCTGCTACTGCGACATCTATCGCAACCCGAAGCTCCGAATGCTGCCCGAAATATACCAACTTCGATACCTCTGGATGCTCGCTTTGTATAAGGATAGTGAAACGCTAGTGAAACAAAATGAAACGCTAGCGTACGCCCTGCGACTGACAGAAGACGAAGTAGATGAAACGCTAAAGGTGCTCAAAAAAGCTAAACTATTAACTCAAAACAACGCCCCAACTGGCTGGAAAGAAAGACAGTTCGAGTCAGACACATCAACGTTACGTGTCCGGAAACACCGAACGTTACTGAAACGTTCCAGAAACGTTACTGAAACGCCCTCAGAATCAGACTCAGAATCAGACTCAGAATCAGAGACATATTCAGAAACAGAAACGGTCTCGCCGGCGGACAAGCCGCCGGCCGCCGCCGTCGATGCTAGCACCAACCAGAAGCCGGAGGCAGACCGCGAGGCACCCTACCTGCGATGGCTCGCAGAAGCCAAGGCAGCCCTGCCGGCAGGAACGGCACGCATCGTCGTCGACACCTACGACCGAGAAATCCGATCAGCCCTCAATCTGTACTACGAACGCAGAGGAGGCAGACTAACACCTACCAGAATCGGAGAAATAGGACGCGCACTCTCCAAAGCAGGACCAGCAGAAAACGGATTGCTGGCAATAGAAGTTTTCGTGGACAACCACGCAGGCGACAAAGATCATAAATACCTGATCGGCATTATACGCAGATTGTCTAAGCTCAGTGAAAACGACTACGACAGCGAACTGCACAAACACAGATCCCGACACAACGGATCAGGACTATGGCATTCAATCGTTAGCGGAGAGCAACATGCCTAGAAAAACAGGTTTTAATTTCGACACGGAACCAATTGCCAAGAAAGAAATTATCGAATCTAATTGGGAGCCGATGATACTAGCACTGCAGCGAAAACAATGGTTCGAGGCACAAGATATCGCACGCGGGCTGCCAAATGGTACCAAACAGGCAATCTACAATCGCATGATTATCTGGCTGAATAATTACCTAGCAATACCAGCGACAAAAGAATTTAACTGGATCGACGATCAAGGCCTAAATCGTATGATCTACATGGTATGGCCAGAAATACCAGTCAAAATACTCAGCTTCGACATGCTGCCAGATATGATGCTCCACCTAGATCGGTATAACAATTTGTACCGAACGGCACAAATTCCCACTTGACAAAATCATAATCCTGTGCTAAGCAACCCCACAGGCGGGGAATGTCGTAACTGGACCTGAGGGATCGTTCCCAGGTCGCCACCTACCAAAAAACGATACCCCGCCGATAAATGGCGCTTACCAAACAACAGCAGTTCTTCGCGGCCGGCGTGGCACAAGGCATGCCCGGTGAAAAAGCCGCCGTCGCAGCAGGGTACTCTGCAAAATCTGCTAACTCCTACGCTTCTCAACTCATAAGCAATCCTAAGGTAGCAGCAGAGATAGAGCGCATGCGCTCCAAACTGGAGGTGGTCGCGCTAGGCTCAAAGGCCGAACTGCTCAACATGCTGTGGACCGAAATCGGCAAGGCGATTGCTGAAGGAGACCGCATAAATGTTACTCGCATGGGCGAGCTTTGGCTTAAGGCACGCGGCGAGCTCGTTGCCAAGCACGACATCAAAACTGATCAGGTAATAGATCTCGCGTGGGCAGCGCCAGTCGAAATAGACGAGGCCGAACCATGCGAGTGATCATGCCCCCTCTGCACCGCAAGCAGGATGATATCCGCGTCAGCAATGCGCGATTCAAGGTAGTGTCATGCGGCAGACGTTTCGGCAAGACGCTGCTAGGTGTCGTCCTGGCGATCTCCTGCGCCCTCGCAGGCGGCGCCGTCTGGTGGGTCGGCCCGACGTCCCGCGAGGCCGGTATAGGCTGGCGGGCCATGAAAGGGCTGGCACAACAGATCCCCGGTATCGTCGTCAAGGCGGCCGACCGGCAGATCGTATTCCCAACCGGCGGCTGGATCGCCGTACTGTCCGCGCAGTCGCAGACGCTACGAGGCGAGGGTCTGGATCTGATCATCATCGATGAGGCGGCATTTCTCCCCGGACTGCTGAACGTCTGGCAGGAGGACTTGCGGGCCGCGCTGTCTGACCGCATGGGCGCCGCGATGTTTATTTCGTCTCCCAACGGGCGCGGTGATTTCTACACACTATGGCAGCGTGGAAGTAACATTGAACACCCCGACTGGCAATCGTGGCAGGCGAGTACATACGATAATCCGTTTATACCGAAATCGGAAATCGACGCGGCAAAACGCGAGCTACCGGATTGGGTGTTCCGTCAGGAGTACCTAGCCGAGTTCGTTACTTTTGCTGGTAAGGTGTACAAGACCTTCGATCCCGCCGGGCCTATGATCTACGACGAACGCGATCCTATCGGGTCTGACGAGTGTTGGGGCGGCATCGACTTTGGCTTTCGCAATCCTACCGTTGTATCAGTCGGCCGCCTAGACCGCGACGACGTACTGCACGTAGACGACGGTACATATTTGCGAGAGTCTACCACGGCCGACCTAGTGGGTATCTTGCGCGATCTCCAGGGCAAGCACAACGTGCGTTCATGGTTCGCCGATGCGAGCGAACCAGGTACGATCAAGGAACTCAGGCTTGCTGGTCTCCCTGTCCGCCCGGCGCCGCGTGTCACTGGCGACCGCGACAAGTCCAGCATCCGTGCCGGCATCGTGCTGGTGGAAACTCGCCTGATAAACGGACGCCTCAAGTTTCGCCGGTCGCTGCGAGATCACATTCGAGAGTTCGATGTTTACCGATATCCAGATGAGAAATCAGGCTCCGCAGGCGAAGTGCCGCTCAAGGTGGACGACCACGCCCCGGACAGCGTGCGGTATATGGTACAAGGAATCGCCGCCGCGCGGCGCATGCAAGGGACAATGGTGGTGGTATGAACTTGCGCAAGGCCATCATGTCATGGATGAAAAAGGGTGCCGTTTACGATTGGACTTCGCTGGCCGGGTTCGTTCCTGTGCGTCAATCATTCAACCCGCAAGCACATGTCACCAACGCCTACTCGGCTAACGCTATCGCTTATGCCTGCATATCACGCATAGCGAAAGACATCGCCGGGCTGCCGATGCTCTATCTGTCCGACCCGGACGACGAAACAAGCTACGTCGGCGACAATGATCCGATAGCGATGTTGTTCGACAGGCCCAACCAAGTATTCACTAGGCGGCGGTTGATCGAGTGGACGACAACGTTACGCCTGTTGCGCGGAGAATGCTTTTGGCGATTTGACATGACGGGGCAACGTGGATCGCTGCGAGCCATTTTTCCTTGGTACGATCCGATGTATTGGAAAGAGATCGTGACGAAACAGGCCGGGTTGATTGGGTGGGAATATTACCACAACCAGGATCAGTTCAAGGTCGATGCAACACAGGTGCTATGGATGGGAGCGATCGACCCAACAAACCCGTACCGTGGCCAGTCCCCGCTCAAAGCTGCAGCATCATCGCTCGGCATCGACAACACGGCCGAGGCGCTACAGGGAGACACACTGGCCAGGGGAGGCGAACGCGGCATGGTCTTGGCCCCGAGTGATCCGACGTTGGATCTTACACCGGAGCAGGTAGACCAGCACCGGAAGATCCTAGCCATGCGCCGGCCGGGAGACGGGCAGGCGAGTCGAGACGTGATCCTGCCGGCGGCATTGTCGTTGCAAGATCCCAAGTTCACACGCGAGGATCTGAACTTCCTGAACATGCAGACGATGAGCAAGAAGAAAATTTGCCACGTCTATGGCATGGCTCCAATCCTGATCGGCGACGATGATAGCGCACAATATAAGAGTGCGCCTGAAGCAATCAAGCTGTATTGGACGCAGACATTAATTCCATTGTTGCGTTCGTATGAAGACGCTTGGGACAAGTTCTTCACGCGCGAGCGCAACATGAAGACGTTCGTCCGATTCGATCTTTCTAGTGTAGATGCGTTGCGTGAAGACGAGGCCATTAAGGCATCGACGGCGCGAGTATATCATAGCATGGGCATCCCGCTAACTGTCCTGAACGACAAGCTGGATCTTGGATTCAACGAAGCCGACATGATCGCCGCAGAGGACGCGGCCAACGCCAGGCGCGAAGCCGTGGCGTCTGCGTTTGGTTCCATCAGCGGCGGCAAGACGGCACGCAAGGGCTTGTGTAACGCGACGATCAAAATGCGGGCGCTGGATGTTATCGCTAAGTCGCAGCGCAATCGGATGCTGAACAAAATCGAGATCAACGTCGCGAAAGCTATCGCAGAACTAGGCAAACGAGTCGGCGATACGGTAGCCAAGGAGATCATGGCCACAGGGCTCCCGGTCGAGCAGATTGCGACGGCCGCAGCAGCGAAAGTATCAGATGCCCTCGGTCCTATTCGTGAGGGCTTGCTAGCCGCCGTCGAGCCGTCGCAACGTAGAGCTGCGGAAGTCGGTATCGTATCGGTGCAGGACATCGTGACAGGCAAGGCGGCCGAGCCGTGGCACGACAGAGTCAAGACAGCGATGTTCTCACCGATCATCGATCAGTTATTCGCCACACGACGTATGTATGTTTTGCAGGCCGCCGCCAACTGGATCATGGCCTTGGCAGAGTGGGTGTCGGCATCCGCCGTAGACTATTCAGAACGCGGAGAGTCGTTACAGTCGTTCGCGTCGGCGGTCAGAGATCAGTTTGATCATATCGGCCGCGACCGGGGTCGCATGATAGCTCGTACCGAGATCGGCACAGTATACAACGCGGCGCGTTTTGATGAGATGGCTAACCAGGGATTTACGCATCACGAATGGCTTGCTGTGATCGATGCCAACAGCCGCGAGACTCACGAGATGGCAGACGGTGAAGTCGTGCCGCTAGGGGCAGCGTTTTCCATGGGCTTAACGTATCCGCAGGAAAGCGGAGCGCCGCCCGAGGAAGTAATCAACTGCCGGTGCGAGACTATACCGGCGATCAAGGATTGATGAAATGGAAATGATTCACAAGGTCCGGTCGTGTAAGGTACTCGATGCACCAAAAGGCAAGCCGATTGTCGCGGTCGTATCGACGCAAGAGCGAGACGTTGACAATGACGTGATCTATCAAGGGCCGAGCGACAAGGGCCGGGGCTGGCTGTTGGACAAGTTCAATGCGCGCGGCGGCCGCGTCTACTGGATGCACAATCCCTGGATACCGAATCTAGCTAAGGCATCGGCTCGTGTAGACAGCGAGCGGTTGCTGCTATCTGTCGAGTTCGATCTCGAGGACCAACTCGCCGCCACGCTCGACCGCAAGATTCGTGCAGGGTATTTGGACGAGTGGAGCGTCGGGTTTATTCCATCGGAAAAGGTTCCGAATGAAGCTGGTGGGTTCGACATCTACGAGGCCGAGTTGTGGGAAGTGTCGGTTGTCAACCAGGGCGCCAACGAGGCGACAGGCGTACTCGCTAAAGGATTCTACGACGCCGCAGACGTGCTCAAGCTATACGACGATCGGCTGCGTAATGTCGAGTCAATGTTGATGCGGGAACAACGTGTTCGCGCCGAGCGAGAGCAGAAAGCTATCGCATCGGCCATCGAGGTACTAAGCCGCAATCGCATCTTCGCCTAGAAGACGGGGAGAGCGGTGCCTCATAGATGCAAGCAAGAGGTAATAAAATGGGAGACCAAATTCTTGACCTGACCAATAAAGTACAGGACGTGGCCGCGAAGCTCGACAAGATCCCGAGCATCGAGGATGTTCAGAAGGCACAGGCCGATGCGAAAGCTGCAGCGGCGAGAGTCGAGGCACTCAACGGTGATCTTGGGGTAGTGCAAAACGACATCGCGGCCATGCGACAGATGCTCGAAGCCGGCCTCGGCAAGAGCGGTGCTCAAGACCTGGAACATGAGATGGACATGTTCGTGAAGGCCGCATGGCACGCAAACCGTGGACGCAAGATGCCCCAGTGGTTGGAGCAGAAGGCCGCGCAGTTTATCAGCACGGACGTGGACGCGCAAGGCGGGTACCTGGTGCCGCGCTCGGTCAGCGATCAGATCATCGAGCTCGTGCTGCGTCACGGGCAGATCTGGCCGCTGGTCACAAAGTTCACGTTGCCGGCCGGGAACACGATCCGCGTTCCGAACGAGGTTACGCTGGCCAACACCGTTTGGTCGCGTCGCTCACAGGGCGCTGCGTTGACCGAATCGGATGCCGGTACCGAGTGGGGCGGCGACACGCTGAACCCGCAGTACTGCCATGGGTTCGTTAAGCTGGCTAACGAGGTGTTCACGGCCTTCGGGATTTCGATCCCGAACGCCATGACGATGCAACTGCTGAAGCAAGTCGTGCGACGGCTGGAGAACGGCATCATCGCTGGTTACGTCGGTTCTCCGACGCAGTACACCGGCCGCACCGCGCCGCACAACGGCATCCTGCGTGCGACGAACGTTTACGAGCAGAGCGCGGCGGCGACTGTTACCTACGCGCTTGTCTCGAAGTTCATCGGCGAGTCTATCGTTGACCACGAGGGCTGCGGCGATACCGACGAGTATGTGATTATCACGACGGACGCTGTAGCGCAAACGCTCAAGGGCACGCTCACGCAGCAGGGCATGAATTGGGGCGACGTGTCACAGGGCCCGTTCCCGCGTCTCCAGGGCTACCGATTTGTTACTACGCCGTTCGCTGTCAAGGCAAACCCCACCGCCGTGCGTAACCATATCATCCTTTCTCCGATTGAGAAGGTGATGGTGGCCTGGGACGGTGCCTTCCGCGTGGACTTCAACGACCGTGGCGATGGCTGGAATGACAACGAAACGTGGCTGAAGGTCGGCACCTACGCTGACTTCACCATCGGCAACCCGTACATGCACAGCTACGCGCGGTTCACGGCGCTGGCGTAGTGCAGAACCCGCCGCCTCGATAGTAAGGCGGTAGTGGCGGCCCTCGCTGTTTCCCCTTTCGGCGGGGGCCGCCGCAGAGGCAAAAATGAAAGTTGCATTGATACATACCTACTTCGAGGAAGACCGGCTCTGTCGTGTCGTGGAAGAAATGAAAGCACTCGGCCGTCCGTCGATACGTGCCGTGTGGCTTGAGAACAAAGGTATGTGGGCAGCGTTGGAGGGATGCCACCGCATCCGCGCAGCCGCGAAGCTTGGGCTTGAACCAATCATGATGCCAGTTCCCTACAGGCCAGGGATGTCATGGGAAGAAACAGGCATGGGCTCTGAACCTATTGCCATTCTGTCTGATTGGACGATTGACGATGTTGTGGCCAACGCCGGCAAGGAAATAGTAATCGGCTTTGGCGAAGACGGGCCGCCGCCGCGCTCAGAACTGCGTAGGCCGGGGCCGGGAGAGATCATGAAGTACAAAGTAATCAAGGAAATCGGCTTCGACTTCGGCAATGGGGCGGTACATTGCTACGTGGGTAAGATCATTACCAGCGATGAGTCGCCGTATGATCTTACACCATGGGTGGCGATGGGGCATTTGGCCATCGTCGAAGATGAGCCGGTCAAGACGACCAAGGAACTGCGCCGCGCTCCGTCGAGGAAAGCGCACGATGAGTGATACATCGATCTACGTGCGAGACGATCTAGCCGAGTCGTCCGGAATGGCATGCGCCTCGGGCATAGAGCTGACGGTAGAGGAGTACAGCACCATCAGGCTGATGGCATCGCTAACGTCAGCGCGGGTGCAAGATCCGATACCGGCGCCAATCGGCGGTAAGGAACCAAGGATATTTCTACCGGACTAAGGCGGTCAGATTATGTCGCAGGCGACGCAAATACTTTATACTTGGGTTGGCGCTACAGCACGGCCGCTGCGAGTCACGCTCAAGACGCTGTCCGGTGTGCTCGACGTGTCCAGCGAGGATATTACCGTGACGCTCACCGCTGGTATCGCCGGGGTCAAGACGATCGACGGTGGGGCGTGCACCAAGGTTGTGGTCGGTGAAAACGGCGCCGGCGAGGACGGCGTAATATCGTATACGCCGGGCGAAGGCGAGCTAGACCAGGCCGGAGACTACATGGCGCAGTTCGAACTTGCCACAGTTGACGGAGAAGACACGTTCTATAATTACTCGGAGATCTTTATTATTCGAGCGCGGCAACGGGTGATAGACATGTTTGTCACGCCTGAACCAGAGGAATAGTCATGGCCGTGGTGCTCACGAGTGATCCGATCGTATCGGAGCAAATGGTGCTTGAAATGTTGAGTCTCAGCGGCGACAAGGCCAGGGCGTACATCAATGCCGTGTCAGGACTGTTTATGCAATACACAAGCCGCAGCAGAATCACTAAGGGCGATGTTACAGATAAGCAGGTCGCTCCGCCGCCGCATTATCCTGTTTTGTGGCTGCGAGCAACGCCGATAGATGAGATCACAAGCGTTAAGGTGTACAGGTACGGCGACCTGGTCGATACGCTCACGTCTGACGAATATACGCTCAATGAAGAGACCGGTAGGATGGTGCTAGAAGTCAACGTAGCTGGATACTACCACCCCGAGCAGGTTATCCATGTCGCGTACAGCGGTGGGTGGGAAGACGTACCCGGTAACGTACAGCATTCGGCGCTGGAAATGGTGAGACTTCAAAAGCAGAGACTCGAAGGCCGTGTTGGGGTGACAAGTGAGAGCCGCGAGGGATACGCCGCTACGTACGATCCGGCGGCGGTACCTCAGAGCATCGCGGATATCTGGCGAGCTTACAGGGTGTACTCATAATGGCGCAGGCCGCATTACGTCTTAGCGTATCGGTAGACGACAGTTCGACGCGCGAGATCGCAGGCGCGAAGGGCAAGAAGGCCGTTGGCGTCGGCGCTGTCTCGGGCCTGCACAAGTGTATTGCGTTGGTGGAGCGGCACCACAAGCGGCGCGAGTTTATTCGCGGATCCAAGGAACTCAGGGATGCCGAAGGTCGGTTATTAACCGCGGCTACCGATCCTCACAGGTTGACGATGCGGAGCGGAGCGCTGTCTCGTAGCTACACGCGGCGAATCGTGGAGCGCGAACTGGCAGCCTACTACGGAAGCGATCTGGAGTATGCAAGGATCCATGAATATGGCGGCACTACTCGCCCGCACGACATTTTCCCCAGGCACGGTAAGGCGCTGGCGTTCATGGTCAACGGACAATCGGTGGTTGTCAAGTCAGTTAGGCATCCGGGCAGCAAGATTCCGGCTCGGCCCGGGCTGCTCAACACGATCAACGCCACGGCAAATGACGTTGAGAAGATCATGGCAGGTGCAGTAATGGAGCGGCTGTAATGGCGTCGAGTATTCGACATAAGATTTATCTGCTCATGCAGCGAGTGTTCTCAGGCATTACGATTGCCGGGGGATATAATACACAGCCTAGAGTTTGCGCCGGCTGGCAAGAGGCGAACAACTGCGAGGAAGAATGTGCGCTGTATGTCGTGCTAGGGCCAGAGCGTTTTGGCGAGACCGAACTTGGTGGGCGGCAGCATGTTTCGGTCGAGTACCAGGTGTATGCCCTGATCAAAGCAAAAGAGGAAAGCTTGAATCAACTAGGTAATGGGTTATTGCAGGACGTCAGGAATGCCCTCGTTAGTTACAGGTCAGAGATCAACGAGCAGGTAGGGGCAGTGTTTGTTGGCTTCGACGATTGCGATACAGACGAGGGGCAGCTTTCCTCAATCGGACGCCTGGTATGGGTCCAGCCGGTGGTATTCGCCTACAACGCTGGTGCAGAGTGGTAACAAGGACGGTGTAAGATGGCTTGGTTGAATGGTAGTTTTGGCTGGCTAGCCCTTGGCTCCGAGGCCGTGGCATACGGCACGCTTGCGGCAACGCCAGTATACCAGCACGGTGTAAGCTCGACGCTGAAACTCGTGGAAGTGCGTGCCGTGCCACCGACGCTCGGCGGCAACGCACCGCATACCGGGCTACGGCTGGCGTCATACGTCGAGGGCGGCGTGGTGCTTGGCATGTCGCGTGTTCGTACTGTGCTAGGTAATATTTACGCGCACATGGCCAGTCTCAGCACGAATGACTATAGCTTCACCGGCACGCCCACTGTAACGAGCCTTAGCGCGTTCTGTGATTTCGGCGGCGTTGAGTACGACTACAAGGGGCTCATCGCCAGGTCTATCGCCTGGGAGCTTAAGGGCGCCGGCGACTACTCGACGATCAGCTTGGATTTCATCGGCCAAGCACAGGAAAAATACAGCGGCGCGGCCAGAAGTCCATCGCTGCCGGCTGATTCTTTGCTCGTGACTCCGGTCGGACTGACCACGTTCACAATCAATGGTACCGTGGTCAACTCGTGCAAGTTGGCGAGGATCAGCGTTGAGCGGTCGGTATCTGGTATCGACCGGCAGCGTCTCGGATCTGCTACGTTGCCTCAGCCGGTGATCGGCAACGAGCGGCCGAGGATTACGGCGACATTCGAGGTCGAGTTAGATACGGCTACGAGCAATAACACGGTCGCCGAGCTTGACAAATTTTACAGCGATGCAACGCTCGGTACAATCATCATCAAGGACCACACGTTGACGGGATGCCAGCCTATCGGCACCCCGCCGGATCTTGGGCGTGGATTCGTGCCGCTCACTATTTCCGTTGAGGCCACCGGCCTCACGGTAACAACCATCGCGGGGTCGTAGCAGTGAACGCAGTAGAGCAGCTCATGAAGCGGAACCACAAGGAACACGTGCTGGACGGTATCAAGTACGTGTGTCACAAGTGGGATACGCAAATAGCGTTATCGGTATTCGGCGCTAACGCTTTTATGGTGGTCAACGATGAGGCCGGGGAGCGGATCAAGATCAACCCGGAGATGATCGGCGCAGCAGCGGACATGATGCCGAAAGTTCTCAAGGCGTGCATGATCAGCCCTAAACTCGGTGACGTGGACGATCCGGCCAGTGATACGGTAACCTGGCTGACGATGGCCGACCACGGTCCGAGGCTGTTTACGATGATTACAGGAGGTGACAGCAAGCAGGCTGAAAATTTTCCCGCATCCTCAGAGGGCCAGCAGGAGTTGTGATTGCCAAGGCCCTTGACGGCATGTGCACCGATTACGGCAAGATGCCTCACGAGTTGATGGATATGACGCCGGCAGAAGTAAGCTTTGCGATAGCGGTCAGAATGAAAGCGCGGCAGGAATGAGTCAGCGGCGGCTAGTAGAAATCGCGATCAAGGCGAAGAACGAGACGCAACAAGCGTTTTCGTCGCTGGAACAGTCCCTCGACGCCAACGCTATGAAGGCCGCGAAGTTTAGGTTGGCGGCCACTGCTATCGGTGTTGCCGTGGTTGGTGCCATGAAGGCCGTGGCTGATTTTGTCGCCGAGCAGGCGGTACTTGGCGATCAGATGGAGAAAATGGGCCAGCGGCTCGGTGTGGCCGTCGATAAGCTATCGGAATATGAGTTTGCGCTTAATCGTGGCGGTGGATCGATAGGCGATCTTGAAACGGCGACCAGGCGGCTATCACGTGCGATGGCCGAGGCCCAGGACGGCGCCGAGAAGTCTAAGGTCGCATTTAGTCGCTTGGGGATTTCGGTTGACCAGCTGTCCGGTGCTGGCGGATCGCTCAAGTCATTCGATGATTTGCTGCCGTTGATCGCTGACGGGTTGCAGGGGATTAGTAGCCAGGCTGAACGCCTGGACTTGGCCCAGGAGTTGTTCGGGCGCGGGGGAGCTGCATTGCTGCCGATGTTGCAGCAAGGCGCCGAAGGCATCCGAGCCATGCGGACCGAGATGGAAAGATACGGCGGCGCGATGTCCAGTACGTTTGCTGCCAAGAGCGCAGAATTTGTGGACTCGCAAACAAATCTGGCTAACGCTACAGCGCGCCTGAAAGAAGCCCTCGCTGAACCGTTCTTGGCTCCGTTTACTGCTGCCGTCAATAAGTTGGCCGATGCGATGGCGAAGCTAAAGCCATATTCGGCGTCGGAGAAATCGAGAAGCCAATATGTCGAGCGTCGCGTGCAGGAGCTTATCGGGGAGAACCCGAACATCGGTGTCGGTATGGCCTATCAGCAGGCCGAGCGCGAATACATGGAGCGCGACGCGGCAGCTCGTGCGGCATATCAGCCAGGCGCTTTCCAGACATGGTTTGGCCAGCAAGGCGCCACGGTAGCGCCCGGCATGTTCGCTATTCCCGGAGTGCCTAATTCGCGTCAGGCGCCGTGGAATGCGACAATAGCTGCGCAGGAAAATGCCGCCGCATTAGGTGCTAGATTGGGGCCGATGCCAGAATGGTACCAAGAACAAGTTCTGGCGGGTATGGGGTCAGGAGAAGATCTAAACAGATCGTATGAAGATCTTGGTCTGATCATGAGTGACGCGGCCGAGGAAGCAGATCGGCTAACAGACGGGATGGAAAAATTATCTGAAGAACAAATCAAGCTGTATACGGCCTCTGACAATATGCGCCTGATGTGGGAGGCGCAAGCTGCGTTCATGCCAGCGTTTACGTCGTCATTAGACAGCGCATTCTATACGGCGTTAACTAGTACTAGAGCGTTTGGGCGTGCATTTGTTGACGCCCTGCGCCAAACGTTCGCAGACGTGCTCGCTTCTTTCGGTGCTAAATTCGTTACCAATCTAGTAACTGGTGGTTTTTCTGGCGGCGGCGGCGGATGGGATAAAACGATAACAGGCGCCGCAAAAGCATTGCCGGCACCGTTGGCTCTTGATGCTGGCGGCAGGATGAATAGTTACTCTCGCTCATACTATGACAAGGTGTATCTATCATGACAGCGCCAGCAAGAATTAACCTTGTAATGATAGAAAACATTTCTGATGCATATTCTGAGATACCAGGATATTCAAGTGGCGTTGCTGATTCTGTTTATAACAGCCGCGAAGAAATTGAGCTATTGAACCCGAACGGGGATGCGGCGGCGATAGTATTAGATACTGGCTATACTGATTCCAGCATTGTATACGAATATAGCAACGGCTCCCTCGGTACTGCGCGGAAAAGGAGCAGGCACAGGATACAGTTGGCAATAGACTATATCAGTAATTCGTTGAGATCTAAATTAGAAACATGGATGCGCCGCCAACATCTGATCTCGTATTGCCCTGGCTATGGCCTGGATACTACAATAGCTCTGCGGCCTGTACCGGGCAGCGGAAGCACCATGCGCGACGGCACGACAGCATACAAGGATTTAACTGGGCATTGGAATATTACCACAACCGGCGGCATAAACGCTCCTGTCTGGCTGCCAGATGTCAGGGCGATGTATGCGCCAGACGGACAGGGTACTGCCAATAAGCGCCGTGTCGTGCCGACAAGGGCAGGTACCGGCCAGATGTTTGAGCGTGCAAAAACATCACGCTTCCAGCCGTGGACGCCACTATCAGCTGCTGAAGGGAACGACGTTACCGATCCAAATACTGGCGATAGTGGCTGGACAAAATGGGGAACGCATAGTGCCGATATAACTTTTACGCATGTGCCGGGGGGATTCGGAGCATATAATTCGTGGAACTCTTTAATCGTGAGCGCCGATAATGCTACTAACAGGATACGTGGTGTAATCGCCAGTAGCTTATGGGATTCCGCAGATCCTAATTACCAGGGCTATGAGTTTACTGGGTCTTATAGGGCCACTGTTTCAATTTGGATTCGCGGTGTGGTCGGCGCGGGGGCCGAGCTTAGTTTCCAACATAGCAGTAACATAGATACCGTTGAACTAGATTCACTTGATTTGTCGCAATGGACAAAAGTCAGTCTTGAGTTGTTACCTTACAATGATGATTGGGAATCGGCCGTCCCGATACTACTTTTCAATCTGTCCTCTGGCGCGTCGGCCGGTGGCGCTCCGTACCTGGAAATAGGGCCGACGTATGTAGCGCACAGTTCGACGGCGGCAGCGCAGTACGAACCGGAGCCAGGGAACTTGACTACCCTCCCCTCTGAGGTCGTGGCTAATTTCAAATTCCCCGCATCCGGGTCAATGTATATCTCGTTTTTTTGGCCTGAATCGTCTTCGTTCACTACAGGAACGGTTACGCTGATTACGACATCTGCCAGTGGTAATGTTGGAAGGATTTATCTGAACGATTCGAATGTTTACTTTGTAAATGTATCTGGCACTACCATATCCGGAAGCATTACTCCCCGCAAGGGGCAGATCAATACAGTATGTGTTACATGGGGAGGTACCACACAGAAAATTACGATATATTACAATGGTGCTCTTGTTGTTGCGTCTTCTGCCGGAGTTGACAACAACATTGCAGCGGCCGCTGTTACATTGTACTTTGGATACTTGACTGCTCCGTTGCTGCCGCTCACGTGGCGGATAGACCGCAAGGTGTACAGCGCAAACGATGTTGCCGAAATAGATACTACATTACGTGATACAACATGCAACGATCTCGCTGTATGCGCTAGGGGGCGCGGTTATCGAATTGTCAGAATACCGAATACGCCGCGCAACCAAAGCGGCGGTACAGTGTGGGTCGGTACGCTTGAGTTAGAGGAATACACCTACGATCATAATTGGGCCGATCTAGTGAGCGAGGATATGTAATGGGCCTGCTCACCGGGACACAATACGATGCGATAGCCGACGGGCGTCCGCTGTATAGACAACGTTGGCTTATTGGCGTTCCTGACAGCGCCGGCGGCGATATTACATGGACGGTGGTGCATGATGATTTGGCTGGACCTCATCGTGTTATCGATGCGGGATCGAGAGAAACCATGGCCTACAATTTGAGCCTGGCGAACCCGGGCCGGATGCCTGCCGGGCTATATAGATTCGTCGTAGCAAACGGCGACGGGTTATTTTATCCAACGACATCGGCTAACTATTGGTATGAGTCGGTAGCAGATTATCAGGCGACACCGCAAGAATGTTATGTGCATCACCAGGTATACGTCAGGGTGGCGCGTACCGACAACCCGGCAGTCGATTGGTCGCTATTGGAAATGTGCGAATATCTCGGGCGTGTTGTCGAAATCGAACAGGACGATGTGCGACAAACAATGACGATTACCAGTGTTTCGGCGGCAGTAGCATTTCTCAACGGCACTTGGTCGGAAGCAGACGGGCATGCGATAGACACAGGTATGACGGTCCGTGGCGCGGGAGCTTTGACTTAATGGCGCTCGATAGCACATGGTGGTCGTTAGACTACGAGTACACAGAACTAGTGCCGGAGTTCAGCATGGCCTCGGTAACTAATGCCGACAATGGTAATCATCGTCTTGATATTATTGAGGATATCAACGGATGCTTTTATATGGAGGGCGGAAAATATCAAGGAACTGGTAACGTGTTGCATGGAAACGACATTTACGGATACTCGTATGGATACGGGGGCGGAAATTACGCTGCATGGGAATCTGTATACTGTGACGGACAAATTACTCCGTACAGTCCCGGCGGATTTGTGGCGTCTACAAGTGGTCGCAAACTGTTTTTCCCCTGCCCGCTCCGTGATACCGTGTCGTTCAACAGGTTGTTTTATTACTGGTCGGGTGTGTTCGTGACACCACGTACCGCACATATTTGGATACCCAGAGCATGGATGGGAACGGTTGCCGAGGTTATCGGAGCTATTCTGAGATCGCTTGGCGTTGATACCAGCATGATAGATACAGAAAGTTTCGCCGCTTCTCATGAAGATCAGTTGCGCTATGGTTCTGGCGAAGATAACTCGTTATACGTGGTGTACAGACGCGAGCCCGGACAGAGCTATGGCGAAACGTTAACTGGTTTGGCTCGCCATTCTCACGATCTGCTTACCATCACGATGTCGGGTAAGATCGCGATGTTCCCTCGCCGCAACCCGGATGATTTTACAGTTTCCAGCTTAGACGCTGGAGACGGAATCATCGCTGCGCAATGGAAACTTACACTCGAACATGTCGGGAATCATGTTATCGCCGGCTATGGACGCTGGCGGTCTGGCTGGCTGAAAACACCAGCAGCAGGCGTGAATTACATCGAAGACCAGGAACATGTTTCTGTGCCGTCTGGATGGGGAAGCGACTCAGATGCTTTGTGGCAAACGTTTGAAAATGCAGACAGTATTGCTAAGTACGGCAAAATACCGATCACGAACGCAAAGGCCAGTTTCTATACAGACAATGTCGCTGAAACGCTGAGCGTATTCCATTTGCCCTATCTCACGAGTAACAGTCTAATCAGCCCATCGCCAAGCCGATACGAGGTATGCGAACAGCTGGTCCGTGATTATTTTTCGCGCCTGGCCGTTGACTGCCAGGTGCGCAAAGAAATTTATGTTGTGCAGGACATGCGCGGGCTAGATTACGATTGCGGGTGGCGAGTAGAAGATGTTGCGGTTACGCACGACGGGCAGACGATTGCCGACACACGTTGCGTTTCAAAGATAGTGAATTTTAAAGACATGACAGTCACGTCGGTCTTGTTAGAGGAGCCGGAGCCGGCAGAGGAGGAATGATGATGTGGAAGATCGTTGTTGTTGTTGCGTGCGTGTTGCTGGCTGGCTTCGCTATCGCTGCGCTGCCAGTCGGCGAAAAGGTGCTGAGCACAGATGCAACTGTGATCACGCAAGGCGTTAGCCATGTCGTGATCAGGGCTGACGGCACGGCCGCAGTCAGGATCTACAGCCGGGCGACGCGCTATCCGTATTCCGCGAGCGGTGACACCGTGTACACTGTCCGTGAGGGCGAGCCGGCGCCGTTTTCTGCGGCTGGCGGAATCGATTCGGTCAAGATAGCGTTCGACGATGCGACAGAAGTTATCGTTACCTGGGGGTCGTGGTAAAATGCGGCGATTAGTGGCTTGCTTGCTCGTGTTGGTGATGCTGGTGGTACTCACAGCATTTGTTGACACAGGGCCATACGGCAGCGGCCAAGATCCGTATAGCGGCGGCCGTGGTGGAGGTCTCGCCGGGGTGGAGATCACCGCCAGCGTCGCCTACGACGGCGCGTGGCCCGTGGTCACGGTCAAGAGCCACCTGGACATCGAGCACGAGCTCGAGGTCACGGTGCCGGAGGCCGGCGAGCCGAACGTCTACACCTACGACACGCCTGCGGCGAAGCACCACCACGTGTTCGTGCCTGAGATCGCCGCTACCGCTGGCGAGGATCTCGACGTGTCGGTCAAGGTGGTGCACGGCGAGGGAGCGATATACTGGATCACCGGGTCGATCACCGTCAAGCGCGGGGGCGGGGCAGGTATCTTGGTCGATTGGGAACTCGACGGCCCGTTATCTCCGGTGGCGCATGTCACGGTGGATCTCGGGTACGACGTGGATCTTGCAGTGGCCCTTGCGTCCGATGGTGCCGAGGGTGCAGAACAATGGACTGCATTTGCGACAGATGCAGAAGCAAGAATTTGGCAGCGGTCATACGCATTTGCTGATTCAGTTGTGCCGCAAGATGGAGATGTGCTGTCGCTGTACGTCGATTGCAAGGCACTAGCGTCAGAGACCGAGATTCAGCACACAGTGGCTCGCGCTGCTCCGGTGGCTGATCTCGCTGCGATGGCGTCCGATAGTCTGGTGACAGTGACGTGGGATCAGACCGCGGGCGCGACCGAGTATCGAGTGTACCGGCGGCCGAGCGGCGGCAGGTGGGAGCGCCTGCCAGGAACAGTGAGAACCGGCGGCCAGACGATTGCTACAACGACAGTCAGCCTTGGTGCAGTTCAAGGCAAAGACCTCACGTTGTTCTGGAACCCTACGCTTGGCCGCTACCACATGGTCGGCATTGATGCGACCGTGGCGTGGAACTCTGACCCGGACCCTGATCTGTGTGGCGAGAAAGAACTGTACCATATCAGCAGCGCCGATCTCGCGACCTGGACTTGGCACGATCCAATCACGATTCCCGACCTCGCCACGAATGACGGCGGTGTCTGGCGGATCGACGGATACAGGATCGATCACCTGTGGGCGCCGAAGGTGCTGACCTACGACGGGTACTATCACCTGTTCGTCTCTGGGATCGACCGCACCAACGCCGCGCCAAGTCGGCGCATCGAGCGGATCATGCACGCGAGGATGCCGATCACGAGCGACGTCCGCGATCCGGCGAATTGGCAAGACGCACGGTTTGCTCTCGACGGCTCCTGCAGTGAAACCAGGGATTTCCCCGGCCTGACCGAATCGACGGGATGGAACACCAGCGAGAACGACCGGGCGATCTGCCGCGACCCTTACGTCGCGTACTCGCCGGCCGATTCGATGTGGGTCATGGTAGCGACCGTCGTGACCGCTGCTGGCCAGCAGGCGATCGGCGTGGCGAGCGCCGCGCACCCGGACAGTACGTGGACGTTGCACGGCTGGTACACCGGGACCGCGGGCACCACGCGGGAATCCGCCAGCCTAGTTTACTGGCGGCAGGCCGGGTTATGGGTGCTCGGCGCGAACATCGGGGCAGCCGGTGGCTGGTGGACCGCGACGGACTGGTCCGGCACCGTGACTTCGCGAGCTACCAACGTCGCGATTGCAGCGTATGAGCTCCTCGCTGGACCAGTCGAGCTACCTGGCGGCGGCTATGTGGATTGGTGGCCGTACTCTACTGGTGAGGCCGGTGTGTGGCTCATGGCAGCGCCATACATGGGCGCCTACTCGGTGCGTCTGCGCAGCTTAATTACGCGAGCCGATGGTGGTTCTTACCGGCTTCAGCAGCGCAATTTTTTGCCGATGTTGTACCTATCCGATAACACAAGCGCCACTCCGTCGTTTGTTGACCAATCTGCTACTCCTGGCGTCGAATACGAGTATACGGCCACGGCGGTTGTCGATGGCGCTGCCAACGCGCAGGCGACACCAGAAACCGTTACGCCGTACCGTGATTTCACGACAGTTGGTGTTGTTGCGAGTGGATTTTTCGCCGGCCAATTTGTTACGACTGTCGCGCCGCGCGAAGTGGCGTGGCAGCATCGGTACCGACGCACGAGCACAGAGACCGAAACTGATTGCTCCGAAATCACCGAGTGGGACGAATGGACTGAATGGGCCAACGTGCTGCGTCCAACATCGACAGTGTCGGTCACCAATTATGCCGTTGACCCTCTTGAATGGTTCCACGTTCAGGTCGAAGCACGCACCGCGTCGAATCCAGACAATGTCTGGTCGCGCTGCGCCTCGCACCAAATCCCGCTCCCGCCGATTGAGCCGACTGGATTGGCCGTTGACTGCGGCGGTGGAGACTGCATTGCGGGCGTGACGGTCGCCACAATCACCTGGGATGACAATGCCGAATCGCATCCACAGTTCGAGGGCTACTACCTCGAGCGAGTTGGCATGGTATATGGCGACGACCGCGAGTGGTTTGTGATGGGGTCGGTGCAGGAAACTACCGATACGCCAGAGACAGCGGACACGTATTTTTACTACATCAAGAGTTTGGCTGGCGGCATGGAATCATCGGCGGGCGCGACGTTCAAAGAGTGGGTGGCACCGTGACCGACTACCTCCGCGCAATCGAACAAGAGCATGGCTGCCTGACCCCGAAAACGCTGTCGGCATCGACTGGTTGTCTGCCGTCCTCCGCGCGGGTCAGGTTGAGCAACATG